AAGAAGATGTATGCGTCTGTACCAAAGCAGGGGGACTATGCTGTTGTAAAGCGGGGCTCTGCTAGATTGCTAGACGCTGCGGATCCAGAAGCGATGTTGGATTACGAAACCTTGGTGCGTGATTATGGAATGATTGCTCCGCTAAATACGGATGCAATGGATGTGGCACGGTTTGGTAAGGAACAGAAGCTATACGTCCGGTCAATTGAAAGGCGCGGGGAAGATCTCACCAAGACCCCGCGCCTTAAACTGTCGACGTTCCACGCTATGAAGGGAGGAGAAGACGATAATTGCGTGGTGTATTTAGGCATACCAAGAGTATGTGCAGAAAGCAAGCACCCAGATGATGAGCATCGGGCATTCTATGTGGGCATAACACGCGCCCGAAAGGAATTGCACATACTAGATACAGATAAGAGGTATAAGTACCAGCTATGAATAGAGAAGATTTACTAGACGATGCGTGGAGCAAGATCAACGGGGATCGGGAAGAAGAATACGGTGATGTGTATAACAGTTTCACCACCATATCTTTGGGATGGGACATAATTACGAAGAACGCTCTCGCCACGCATGGGTGTGTAAGCCCAATGCATGTTGGTCTGATGATGGATTGGCTGAAGACGAGCCGGCTGTTGGTGAACATAAACCATGAAGATTCGTGGATCGATAAGATTGGGTATTCCGCCCTGTCTGCGGAGGTTGCAGATGAGTATAACGATAGGGTTGAAGAGGTTGGAGAGGATGAAGACAAGTCATTAGAAGAGCTTCTTCAGGAGGTTCCACCAGAAGGAGTGGTGGTGGAGGTAGAGTTAGATGAAGAGGAATATGCCAAAGAGTTTGCCGAGCGAGAAAAGAAATACTTGGCTGAAAAAGGTGTTCTTGAAGTTTATAAAGAGCTTTTAAAGATTGCTACGTTGGACGAATTAGATGCCATGGCGAAGTATATTCCTGAACCTAGGCCCATGACCCGCAAGCGTTTAGCCGCATACCTAGAGCCTGGGCTAAATGCTTTGTTCGGCACTGAGTATGAGCCATATGTTGGGACAAAGACATGTCAGAAGATTGATGGTCGAAACGGCAAGCCTTGTGGGCTCCCGTTAGTTGGTAGACAAAAGAAGTTCTGTAGTAAGCACGTTCCAAAGAGTACCAAAGCAGCAAGGAAAGCCTATGGCAAGAGATCGAAAAGACAAGTCAACGATCAACTATCTTGATCGGATGGACATTGACCGATTAGATCCTGATTGGAACATACCAACAGAGTACCCTGATCTAACAGGATACAAGTCTATCGCAGTTGATTTGGAAACAAGCGATCCAAACCTCAAGTCTCTCGGACCCGGTTGGGCCCGAGGGGATGGTTTCATCGTGGGCATTGCTGTAGCTGCGGGGGATTACAAAGGTTACTTTCCCATTCGCCATCAGAACGGACACAACCTAGATCCCAAGATGACCATGCGGTGGTTTGCAAAGCAGATGGATACTCCGCGGATCGACAAGATCATGCACAACGCCACGTATGATGCCGGTTGGTTGCAAGCGGAAGGCATCGAGGTAAAGGGTCGGATCATTGATACCATGATTACCGGCGCCATTGTGGACGAGAACCGGTTTTCCTACAGCCTTAATAATCTAGGCCGTGATTGGATCGACATGCGTAAGGACGAGAAGGCCCTCCGCGCAGCGGCCCGTGATTGGGGGTTTGATCCTAAGTCCGAGATGTGGCGCCTACCTCCGATGGACGTTGGACCCTACGCGGAACAAGATGCTTTAATGACGCTCAAGCTATGGGAGCGGTTGAAGATAGAGGTAGAGAGGCAAGACCTCTGGGCCATATGGGAACTGGAAACAGGGCTCATTCCCCTCATGCTTAAAATGAAAACAAACGGTGTTCGGGTCAACACAGACCAAGCAGAGTTAGTGCGGAAAGAATTGAAGGGCCGAATCACCGGGCTAAAGAAATCTATTCGTGATGAGACAGGTGTGGACCTTGAGCCATGGGCCGCGGCCTCTGTTCAGAAGGTCTTTGATTCACTGGGCTTGGAGTACGCTAAGACCGAAGCCGGCAATGCTACCTTTAACAAGCAGTTTTTAAACATGCACCCTCACCCTGTAGCACAACAGATTGTTAAGCTGCGGGAGTTTGATAAGGCCGACAGCACGTTCATCGACACCATCCTGCGTCACTCACACAAAGGCAGGATCCACTGCGAGTTCCACCAACTCCGGAGCGATGACGGCGGTACAGTTACGGGCCGTTTCTCATCGTCCAACCCCAACCTTCAGCAAATTCCTGCACGGGACAAAGACATTAAGAAGATGATCCGCGGATTGTTTATACCCGAAGACGGATGCAAGTGGGGTTCGTTTGATTACTCTAGCCAAGAGCCACGGTTGTTGGTTCACTTTGCGGCTAGCTTGAATGACGATCACCGGCATCAGATGGTGGATGGTATTGTTAATGAGTGGCAAACCAAGGACATCGATCTGCACCAGATGGTTGCTGACATCGCCGGCATTGATCGGAAGTCTGCAAAGACTGTGAACCTAGGGATTATGTACGGCATGGGTAAGGCCAAGCTAGCAGACCAGTTGGACATCAGCGTAGCCGAGGCCACCACACTGCTTCAGACGCACCAGAGCAAGGTGCCTTTCGTTAAGGGGCTAGCAGAGATTGCAAGCACTCGCGCCTCTCAGCAGGGCTCTATACGCACTCTGCTGGGCCGTAGGTGCCGGTTTGATCTGTGGGAGCCTAGAACGTTTGAATACAACAAGCCACTGGCTCTAAAGGAAGCACAAGAGAAGTACGGCATGTACCTGCGGAGGGCGTTTACATACAAGGCTCTGAACAAGCTGATCCAAGGATCCGCTGCGGACCAAACCAAGAAGGCCATGGCTGATTGCTATGCCGAGGGATTAGTTCCTATGCTCACGGTTCATGATGAACTATGCTTTTCTGTAGAAAGCCAAGAGCAAGCCTCTAAGATCACCGAGATCATGGAGACAGGCTTATCACATATACTCAAGGTTCCGTCTAAGGTAGACGAGGAACTCAAGGACAACTGGGGAGAGATAGAATGATGGAAGATAAGATTGATACCGTAGGGTTTAAAGAGATGCATCCCATGCAGGTTCAAGCTCTAATGAAAGTGGTAGAGAGAACTATGCGCCTTGCTGTATGTACAGACGATGACGATATCATCGAGGATGTGACAGAACACGTTAACGATATGATCCAGTTGTTCGGTGGCCTTGGTGTGAAGGTCGATGTTATGGATTAAGCCGGCGCTGTATCTCTTGGTCCTGCGGGTTGGGCAATACCGTAGGGCCTGGGGGCAGGGTGGGTAGTGCGGGGATTGGAACGAATGGTCTTGTCGGCGCTGATGTTGTTGGCGCAGCGGGAATTGGAACGAAAGGCGTTGCGGGAACTTCTTCTAGTTGAGTGTCAAGGTTGGGAGCCCGGACATCTGGATTGTCATCGGGCGCAAGAGAAGCGCCACGCATTAACTTTCTAATTTCATTTATCCTTTTGCTTACAAGCCTAAACTCGTCTTGAGTTCCTGCCTTACGCATTTCTTTGCGGTTCTTGGAGCTAACTTTAAACGGATCAAACTGTCCACGCATAACCTTACGGGCGCTAGAACCAATATTGCTATCCTTTAATACTCTACGCATTTCGCTGTCGGACAAACCCATGGCCCGGAGATCCTCAAACATCTGATAGTATCTCTTGTCGTTCCGCAGCTTTGCCTCATTACCTTTAATGAACGCATCCACAAACTCCGATGAAGTGGTTCCAGAGTCATCGGCCACCCTGTTAAACATCTGCTTTGCTTCGGTTTGACCGCGTTGAAAACGGTAGCCCCCAAACTCTAATCCTTTCTTAGGATCAAACTCTAGAGTGCTTACGCCAGATCCAGCCCTGATTAATTCAGTTAGTAGTGTTCTTTCGCGGCCAAACTTATCTTCAGACTTAATTCCAAAGAAAGTTCCTTCCTCTGTTCCTACCAGCCCACGGGAGAACCTGCCTGCCACGGGAGCGCCACCTTTAAAGTCCATTGGTAAGAAACCAGGCATCATGGTGTTTGCCACATGCATAAAGGATTTAAAGCCCTTGGTCAGGTTAGAATCAAGAGAGTTAAATATTTGAGCGCCAGACTTTGTTCTGCCGTTGTTCCGACTAGCCGCATTGTATACGTCAATCGCCGCTTCCGTTATAATAGCCTCATCCATAAACGGAGCAAAGAACTCACCCATCGTGGAGAACATAACGTTAGTTATTGCATCCGCGGGATCTTGGCCTTCCTTAATAGCCTTATCACCCTCGTTCATAGCACGGTTCATAAACCGAGTTAGAGTATCATATGGGTTCAACGTACTGTAGTTGACGTACTGGATCTTACCGTCTTCATCTTTTCCAACAGGCACTAGAACCGCGCCCTTTTCCCACTGTGGAGCAAAGGATCTTTTGTATGCTTTCATCTCTTCTCGGTCTACACCTGAGAACTGGTACGCCGCCTCTACCGCAGCGACAGGTGCAGCTATGGTCGTTGCACCAAAGCTCATCAGCCTGTTACGTCCTCTAGCCTCTATTGCGGGGATGCCTGAGTACATATCATCCAAACCCTGTTGAACAATGTTAAACCCAGTACGCAGTATCTCAGCAGGGAAAGTAATGAAGTTACCAAACGGCAACCGGCGCCCAAACTTAACTAACTCAGAAGCACCCTTGGTATAGTTTGGCAGTGTATCTCTGACGATCTGGGCAGCGCGGTGCTTTAACAACTCTTTGTAGGCATCTTTGCTAGGAGTCATGCTTAAATCAAGAGGTACATCAGTTCCGTTTTTGGTCAGATACTTTATAGCAGTTTTTTCATCTACTGTGTCTAACGCCTTAGCTAGCTTCATCTCCTCAGCGGCATAGCTCATAAACTTCATAACATCATCGCCGCCTTGGTATAGCCCTTCAGCGTAATACCCTGCTTTACCAAATGCCTTTGCTACCTTTGATTTTGCGGCAAGACCCGCTGCTTTTTTACCAAGCAACCCTTCTATTGCAGTGCTTGGAGCATCGCTTGCTCGATCAATACCCTTCCGAAGAGCGTCTTGTATTTCTCTTAACTCTGCATTCGTGCCAATGACCCCACGGTTTTGAGCGTCCATAAGAAGTTCAAGAACCCGGTCATCGCCGCCCTTAAATATGTTGGCAGCAACTAATTTAAAAGCATCTGCGGAACTGGCGCCACGGCCCAACGGTGCGTAAGGAAGGTTGCCATTAGCAAGCATAAAGGCATGACCAGTTGTAAAGTTACGTACCATCGTAACAGGAGATAGAATTGTTTTAGAGTATTGAGATAAGGCTTTGCCTCGAACAAACGTGTTTAAAGCACCTTGAAACAGTTGTGTTGCGGCATCTGCCTCAGACCACACTTTGTTTGTCAGGCTGTTATAGATATCCTCGGGAACGTAATATCCATCAAGAGATCCCCACCCAGAGCGGCTGATCATCTCATCTAGTTTCTTTACATCTTGTATTGCTGCGGGGCCAGCCATGGATCCAATGCCACCTTCGCCGCCAAGCTGAACGTAACCCTTGTTCTTTAATGCTGTTTTTGCCGCTTCAGATGTGACCTTTTCAGGGCCAATAAACAAGCGGCCAATACCGTCATTGTTTTTAGCCATGTTTGCAACCGATGTTTGCATACTATCAACGGCCGTAAACTGCGCTAGGTCCGCTATTGTTTTTAGGTAAGCCTCTCTGGGGTCCGTTACCTCTCCCATCAATCTGCGTAACTCGGGGGCTATCTTCTTCCGTTGGATAAACATACCAGTATCCAAGCGGTCCTTAGCTACACGCCCTGCGCCCTTCTTGGCAGTAGATCTGTTAAGTACTCTGTATTGGTCGAGAAAAGCATCTCTTGCTTTTTTTGCTACTTCGTCAGTAACTTTTCCGCCAACAGTAACTTTAAGATCGTCACCTCCGCCAGACACCGTTAAGCCATTTCGTTTTATAAAGTCATCAGTAAACAGGGTATTGTTGATGTCTGCTTTTTTAATTTCTGACAACATCTTTTCTGTGAGTTTATCGTTTCGTTTAAAATACATCCTTGCAACATCAAGTGTTTCGTCATCTGGAATATACTTAGAGTCTTGAAATACTTTAAAGTCTCTCCGCAAGTATTCCTCGGAACCTTCGTTTAAAACTTCGTTAAACGTTTTGCCTAGGTCTGGGATTTCAGTCTCTCCAAGACCGCCTTTAACAAAGCCAGACTCGGGAACTAATTTAGCTAAACTATTGCGATGATCCGCCATCTTCTTTGCGGGGTTCCGCAGTTCTTTTGGAAGAGCCGATAGTGCCTTCGCTGCCTTGTCTCCTGAATTAGTTAAGTAAGCATAAAGATTGTTTGTTATGTTAACTTCTTCTAACTTTGATTTGTCTTTGGGCATCTTACTGAAGAACGCCTTACTAGCCTTGTCCAAATCATTTAGGTTTCTTTCGCCTTGTGAAACAGCGGTGCGAACTTGAGCCTCTACACCAAGTTGTTTTTCGGCCACGGCCCTAGGTAAAAAGCCACCGTAACGAGAGGCTGCGATTAAATCTATCGCCTTGTTTTTAAACGCTCCAAACTCTTGGCCGGGTTCCGCGGTCATCTTTTGAACAAGGGTGTCCTCTATTTTTGTCCCAAGGTTAGACAGACCCTGTTGCAACTCTTTGCCAGTGCCTGTCTTTTTTATTCGCCCAAGAGAGGTTCCAATTCCAGCCAACGCACCGGTTACTGCACCGCCAATCACCGCACCTTCAAGACCTATCTGGGCACGTTTTGCAAAACGCAACAAAGCCTTGTTAGTTCCTGTCTCACCTATTAGGTCGGAAGCATCTTGAGGCAGGCTATCAAACACATCAGCAATAACTGTGTTGTTATCATTGGACACCACAAAGTCTACGCCGGCCATAGCCCCAACTTCTTGAGCTCCGAGAACGAGCTTTTCTTTTCCGGTCAATGCTCTCTTGGCTTTGGTTGCGGCTTGAACAGCCTTGGAACCTTTAGCCACTAAGCCAGCGGCGCCGAGCCCAGGCACAACAAACTGCCCTACGACCTCGCCTATTGTGCCGGCCATGCCCTCTGGGTCAATGCCCATGTCATCTTTAAATTCTTGAAAACTTTGGTTTAAAGCAGTGGTGGTGTCTGTCCCAGCTACGGCGTCACCAAGTGTTGTAAAAAGACCGACTACGCCCTCCGCTGCTCCAAGCCCTCCGGACAATAATCCTTCGCCCAGTTCTTTTGCTATTGAACCTTCAAGAAACGGACGATCTTCTTCTACGGATTGGGGTACGAACGCTGATCCATCCGCAGGCTGCGGCACAAAGGTTGAACCGTCTGCGGGTTGTGGAACAAACGCTGATCCATCCGCAGGTTTAGGAATAAACTCAGCCATGTTTTACCCTATGCTGCTGGTGCTTGAGTGGTGTATTTTTTTCCGTTTAATGTATACTGAGGTTCCCCTGCTGCCGCGGCTGCGTCATTTGCTGCTTTATGTGCGTCTATCTCTCCACCGGCACCAGAGGTTGTTGCACCTCCTCTACCAGCAACAATCATATCATACGCTATTTGACCTTGGCGTTGTGCGTAATCGTCACCCGTCATGCCTTCAGGAACATCGATCAAACCATCATTGACCGCCTTTATAGCGTCATTGTAGGCGTTTAACCTTGCTTCGGCGGGATCAATAGCTTTTCTATATGCTCCTGCCCCTGTCCGAGGCGTCAACGATGCCTTCAGTCTCAACAGGCGCTCTGCTTCAGCGTTAGCCGCAGCGGTCTTCTGAGCATCAGCCTCAAGACCAAGGACTGTTTGTGCTGCGCCTGACATGCCCTCTGCAAAGGCTACCGCCGCTCTGGGATTAGCACTCTTGGCAATATCAAAGCCGGCCTTGGATATAACCATATCGTTAATGTCCGTCAGTATTTTGGGGAACGAGGCTTTCCTGTTTATCTTGCCAAGTTTGTTCTTCTTCAAGGTGTCATCAACAGAGGCTTTCCTGTCTTTAGCATCCGGATCACCCCCTGCCAGTACATCAAGCGCCGTTACTTTTTCTTTTGGAGACATCTCTGTGTCCGCCATTATCTCTGCGTATTGGGCCATCTGTTCAGCAGTGAATACAGATGTGTCCGGAAGTTTTTCTTCGGTCCCTGCAACAGTCCCTGCCTGTTCTTGAATACGGACTCTTGCTTCTGGAGTTACGTTTAAACTTGCGCCTTCTAAAGGGGCAACAGCCGCTCTACGGGCGTCCCCTTCTTCTTTTGCTTTTGCCATTCTCTCTTGTGTTGCAGCACTCCGGAATAAACTATCAAAGCCTGGGATTGTCTCTCCACCTAAAGCCATGGTCCTAACACCAGGGCGCATAGGATTAAGGTTAGGCTGTGGCTGTGGTGCTTGGGCCATCTGTTGTGGAGGAGGGGCCATGGGCATTGGTGCAGGAGCGGGAGGTGGCGCCATCGGCATAGGCATTGGTGCGGGGGCCATGGGCATACCATCGGCTCTTCCCGCGCTCATACCCTTAGCGACATCCATAGGTATGGCTGAGGTTTCCGGTCTGCGAACCGACTTCATCGCCTCATCAATCAAGGGTTGGCTAGATGCAAGTATGCCCGAAGGCTGATCGGCCCTAGCCAGTTGGTTAAGCCGCGTCCGAGCGCCATCTTTGCGTTGAAACAACCTCCGATTAAAGACCTCATTCTGCATAACGTTGATCCCTTAATAACCGGAGAAGTTTTGATAGGCTCCAAGTCCCATCGCGTTGCCCATGACAGCGTTAAGTGGGCTGGGTGATGGCACAGTAGTTTGCGATAAAGTGCTGCTAGTAGACGGAACACCTCGGAAGATGTCAGACATAAAGCCAAACCTTCTATAAGGCTCATAAGCCTGTTCCATCTGTCCTTGCCGCTGTACATCGTACTCACGCTGTTGTTGCTGTTGCTCCAACGACCCGATGTTATATAGAGCGTTAACGTCACTCTGCGCTGCCTTCTGCGCCATGTCTCCCAAGGCTGCTTCCTTAGCACCCAAGCCGGCAATACCCTGACCCAGTTGCCCAAAGATCTGGCTGGCCTGTTGACCGCGGTTCATCTGGTTTTCAAAAGCAGACATGCCCTTGTTTGCCAAATCACTGCCCATGTTCACGATGCCCGTAGCGGCCCGACCTTCTCGCGCCATCTGATCCTCAAACGCTTTACGTGCGCTTTCATATCCGGTCTGACGTAGTTGCCCAGCGGTTCTGCCCGACTGTGCTAGGATGTCTCGATTAAGCATAGCATTCTCTACGCCCATGCGAGATCCGCCAAAGGCTCCCGCGCCAGCCGCTGCTCCACCAATCTTGGCAGCACGTTCCTGTCCAGCCAGTTGAATATCGGCCAACGCCTGTTGAACAACAGCGTCTTCGTATGGATTCATGTACTGATCGGCGCTATCTGCAAAGGTACGGGTTGTTCCGCGCAGTCCTTCTTGGCCCTCGGCCACATCACCAGCATAGCCGCTTAGATCAAAACCACCCGTGGTTCCTGCTAGTGCAGAAATACCAGAGTCATATGCTGTTCCCGCTGTATCAAAGCTAGCCTCTGCTTCCCGCATCATGGGCTCATAGGCGCCAATGCCTGCCCGACCAAGGCGGATTGCCTCTAACTGGTTGGGAGTAAACTGCATGACATCAGGTGCGGCCACATCTGCAAGGGGAGATTTCTCGCTAATCGATGATACGTTAGCCAACAGATCTTTTAGGTACTTCTCTTGGTAGCCCGGAAGGAGTTGCAACTGTTGAACGGTTTGTGTCTGATCAGCCATGGCCCTATCCTATATTCCGTTGCATCGCGTACAATCGAGCGGCGCCTTTTTCTCTGTCCCCATCACCAACAGCCAGAACATCCTTCTCACGAAGAACAAACTCACCGTCAGACAACCGTGCTTCTTGTACCGGCTCTCCGTTTTGGTAGATCATTGCGGGGATGTCATCACTGGTGCCGGTCCCTGGTCCTTCGATCATGCCCCCTTGAGCGGCGTAACGCATAGGAGTAAACACCCTACCCTCATAGTCTGGCAGTCTTTCTCCAGTAGCTAACTGTCTTTCTTGTAGAGGAGTACTGGTTTTAACACCGTCCGGATATTGCTGTTCATCAAAAGCCTGTAACGCCAGTGCAGTAATCAACGGGTTGTCTCTCATCAATCCCATCAAGCCTGTTCCGCCACCGCCGGCAGGTCCACCGCCAAAAATGTTTCGACCCAGAGATGCAATCCCACCGCCGCCGCCGCCACCCGCCATTCCGCTAAGAGGCACTGCTTTACCCGCCGCACCCCCTGCTTGAGCCAAGGCCGCGGGGCTTGCAGTATTCATTAGGCCGGCACCTTGGAGGGCTCCTATACCAGAGGTAATTGCCGAGCCTCCAAAAAACCCTTTTAAACCACTGCCCAAGATGTCTTTAAAGTCTCCACCCTGCGCGGCTTCGGTAGCGCCTACAGCAAGAGCTGCGCCCATTGGTCCGCCAACTGCAAGGCCGGCTAACCCAGCTAATGATTTTATAAGACCCATGGCTTAAATCCTTTTGACATCATACTAACAGAACGTAGTTTTCTTTTCCACGCCTTTATGTAGTTACAGTAACAGACCCAACGGCACCCGTTGCCGATACAGTTAGCAAATTAGTTTGATCAGCAGTAGCTATCTTTATATAGCCCATATCACCCGCAGCATTTCGGTATTCAAACAAAGATCCGGGCTCTAATCCTTGGTCGCTTTTTGGCAAATCCGTTAGCACCAGTTTTGTGTGCCTTCCCTCTCCAGGGTTTTGCATCTGATCAAGATAAACAGAGAACGCCCTGATCACTTCATTAAAGTAACCTTGATTGTATTCTTGCGGCGGTATGGGAAAGAACGGACGTACAAGATTCCTAGACATTAACGACCCCCATCTGGACGAACATCAACCCTTGGTGTTCCCAATCTCCATGTGGTTTCTACCGCTTCTGTTTCAACTTTTAAATTAAAAGATCGGCCCCGAAGTCTTGTGTTAACTTGGTTTGTAAACTGTTCCACAGGAGCGGAAGCTGTCTTTACAACACTATCCCCCTCTGTCTGTATGTATGGACCCCCAGGATAGTTTCTAGCACTAAGTGTAAAGGTCGCTGTCGGTGAGTTAGATGTTGAGTTTCTAAACGTAATGTCTGGAATTAATCGAGACAAGAACGCAAACTGATCTCCCTCGCCTAAATCCATTTGACTGCTTTCTATAAAAGAAGTTATGGCAGTAGCCGGCGCGTTACTTCCATCATCTAAACCACTTTCATGATCATATAGATAATGGTCTGTTGAAGCGGCAATTGGGTTTTCGTCTACGCCTCGATCCATCCATGCCGTTCTGCCTAGGTTTCCATAATACCATATGTTTTGTTCGTAGTTAAAAATAACATATCTATCATTTTCTTCACTACTTGCAGACGGATAAAACCACCATATTTCAGAAAAAGAACTATTGTTTGCTGCTGTAACTTTTTCAATTTGATCTTGGTTAAAGTCAGAGAAGACATAATCTTTAACTGAACAGGGCAGTTTTTGTACCGCTCCCGAATAAATATAAAACTCTTCGCGCCCCATCCAAAAAACGTTGTCGTTCACTGCTATAGCGCACAATGGACCCGCTGTTGTTATGTTTTCAGAAACGGTGTTTATACCAAATACAAACGGAGGTCCAAGAAATTGCATGGCGTGAAGAGATACATCGGTAAAGACTAGGATTTGTTGTCTAGTCTCAACGGCCGTTACAATTTCTGACCCAGACCCAATGCGTAAATCTCCTGCGGTATTTGTGGTTTTAGCCGCCCAATCAGTAAAACTCTCCTGACTGCCAAAACGAATAAGCAAAGGGTCTTGTGTACCTATCGCTGTTTCTGGGTCACAACCAAAAGCTATAATGTGCCTGTCTTTGTCTGAAACTAATACCTGCTTTGCGATGGTCGGAATATTATCTGTTGCTACACCTAAACTGGAAAGAGAAACCGCTCTTGCCGTAATACCACCAGACTTGTCCCAATAGAATATACCTTCATCACGAACGTTTATTAACAGGTCTTCGCCAAAGTTATCGTGGCTCCAAATACGTAAGGTAGAACCACCCGCTGCAAGTGTTGACGCTGAGTCCCATGTTCCACGACCCCATGTTCCTGCGCCCCAGCCCGTACCACCAACAGAGGTGTCTAATCCCGTGTTGACTTGATACGCTCCAACTGATGACCCACCACCATTTCCTGTATCGCTGGTGTTAGCAAAAACAAAAGTAGGGTTTAACCCAGAGGTTGTAGTAATGCTTTCAATAGATGCAACAGACCTAGCCTCAATTTGAAAGACGGTAGCACTTACAACATGCGTTACTTGATACTCTTGGTTTAAAACGTTTGCAGTTATTACCCCGCCAAGACTTGCTGCATTTGTAAAAGTTACAAAGTCATTTTCTAACGCACCGTGACCATCAGAATCTGTGACAGACAGAGTACAGCACGTTACCGCTGCGCCATCAGAATGCGCCGCTGCCGTTGTTCCGTTAACCCCGCGTTCACATCCTGTCAAAATCGCACTGCTAACTCCGCCATACGTTATTTGTTCTGAGCCAATCAAAATTCGACCACCACCTGTAGGAAATCCACTGGCACTGTTTAAAGTTATAGATTGTGCCGAGTCTGTAATGGCTCCATTTAACGTGTCGGCTCCCCCCGCAAAGGTAACGGAGG